GCTGTTTTAAATTCAAGAATTATTTGATTCCAAATATCAACAGGAATACCTTCTTCCATAACTAAAATAAAATTTCTATCGTAATGTTCTCTATAAAGAGGATTACTATCTATAAATTTTTCAACAGATCCATGTTTCTGAACAGCCTTTTCAAGCGTTGTTGTTCCAAATCTTATATCTTTATAAACATCTTTTACACCAGTTGACTCACCTTTTCGATTTGTCTTTTCTATTGTAAATGCTTCAAGAATATCAATTTTTTTATCTTTTGGTATTTCTTGAACTACTTGTCCATTAATATCTTTGAATCCGTATTTAAAAGTATAAACATCGTGAAATACCGGAGGAACATCACAATCTTCTAAGTGCTTTTTAAAATTATCACTGAACTCTGTACCATCAACTACTTTTGGAACACCATCTGAACTATCTCCAAATATAACGTGTTCCTGTATCCAATGATCCATATTATCATGTTTATTTTCTGGCACAATCCATTTTTTAGTTAAAGAACTATATTGAAACACAGTATCGTTATTTCTTTGTGCTTGTATCATATCTTTATCAGGTGAATGAATTAAAATCTTTTCACTGTTATAAAATTCTTTAGCAAGAACAAGAATTGTATCATCTGCTTCAGCTCTAGGAATTAATAAAGTTTTCCAAGGTAAATTTTCTTTAATTTGATGTACTAAACTGTCAAGTTCATCAAAAACTTCAGAATAATTTATTTCAGATTCCTCTCTATCTTTTCTTCTATGAGCTTTGTAAGCACTAAATACATCTCTCCGCCAATAACCTTGTTTATCATCTAAACAGATTATCAAGTCACCGAAACTGGGACTGTGTTGTCTTTGTATATTAAATAATTCTTGGAGTATTAAATGTTTTGTTAGATTAACAAATTCTTTTGTATTGAACTGACCA